CTATTACGCACAGCGAAGTCTGCGACTTCTTCACGGGTTAGGGCTGTGGCTGCTTGCTGTGTAGTAATACGTGCAGCTGCTGCTCGTTCGTACGCCAATGCGCCTCGACGTAAGTTCNNGCGTAATGCTGTTTCAATGCTTCTGCGTGTTGCAAGACGCAGTGCTTGATTAGCCATGAAACCTTCTACTGCACCCACTGGTGCACCAGCGCCAGCGCTAGTTGCACCGCCGATGAGCGCGCCTAAACTCATAGACACAAGTGTCTCGACTAGCCACGGTACACCTTGGACGGCCATCTGTGACACATATGTAAGCGCGTCACCCGGATCTTCGATATCTTGCAGACGCAAGAGAAATGGTGCGTTATCGATAAATTCCTGGCGCAAATTCTCACGAGCAGTCTGCGCCCACTCCCATTCCGGGTTGACGGCTAGTGAAGCACCTACTGCGATATCGCCCATGCCTCGCCATGCGTGTTCCCACGCTTCACCCATACGACGACCGAACCCAGGATTACGGATGCTGTCGATGTACGCAGCATACTCATCACGTGGCATTTCACGCCAGTCTGAGGCGGTGTCCGGTAGAGTGAACCGTCGTGCAGGTTGATTAGCCCATTGCTCTGATGCAAGTGCAGCAGAAGCATTACGTTCGTTGAACGGTTCTGCACCATTGACAACGATGTTACCAGTAGATGGACTGTAGAAAATTTGTGCCTGAGTAGGCATAGTCTGGACAGGTTGGGGTCGAGCAAAGATAGAATTAATATTTTCTCTGAACTGCCCCGTATCCATGGCAGGTGCTTGCAATCCGGCTATAGGCGATCCGCCTGTGTTGTCGTTCAGTAGCGGACTGTTCATACCAACAGCAGGTCCAGATAACTCTAGACCTGCTTGAGTGTTGAGGTATTGATCGTCGTTCAGTAGTGGGTTACCGAATTGCATTTAGTTTCTCTTATCGCAGTGCTGCATCGCCCATATCAACGTGGTAGTGATCGCCAGTTGCGACAACTCCACCGGGGAAGCGTTCGCCCCGACGAATAAATCTAGGTTGTAGAGGCATATTGGGGTACCGCTCTCTGATAATTGCAATTGCCTCTTCGTATTGCCCTGGAGGAATATCAATTGAGTTACCCTCCGGGTGACCGCCGCGTACTGCGTTTCTGTTACGCACACCGGCCCCAGGAGTAAGTCTAATTCCTCTTGATGTAAGTAGATCATACACTTCTTGCGCACGACCATTATAATTACCCGGACTGTTTCCATGTCTTGCGGAGACAGGCGTGACATTAGGAGGATTATCAATCATACTAAGGTCAGCATGTGGGTCTGCAATCGGTCTCAGTTCGCTCTCCATATTAGAGCTGGGTGCACGACGCGGTCTAGGGCCCGGACTTGGAGATGCATGACCTCTAAGCCTATCAAGGAAATCAGAAATGTTAAATCCTTGATCCTCTAATACGCGTTGGAGAGTGCCAATCCCTCCGGCAGTGCCAGCGTTAAACTCATCTTGGATGCTTCCTGCGGGGTTACGAATGTTTTGCTGCGTACGATCATACATAGCAGCTCCCGCTACTCTATCCTCCATTTGTCGTTGTCTAATACTACCGTGTGTAGTTGGATCCGGCGGAATAGGTATAATAGCGCCGGGACCATTACGTGTAGGGATATGCGGAACTGGAAGTACCGCACGCTGCCCGAAACTAGTACCGGGCTGTTCTTGCGGGCGCATAAGATCTTGCGGAGCCGCATCTGTGCTAGCACCTAATGGGTAATCGGGAGTTTGCTGTGTTCTACCGCGCAGGCGCACTGGGGTTTGCGGGCTTGTAGGTCCTGGAGGTGCAGCAAACGCAGCTTGTCCGCGAGGAACTAAAAACTCACGGGGTCCACCTTGGCTTTGGATATAGTTAAGTGGGTTACCACGACTATCGTACAGGTTTTCAGGCGGAGCAAGGCCGGCTTCTGGTTCGGGTGTAGCTAATTCACCGTACGGTGGCAGTGCCACATCCGGAGCGTACTGTGCAGCGAAGTCATTGTACATTAATTAGCCCCTGAGCCGGTCACGCCTGCAACGCCAGTAACTCGTCTACCAACAACTTGTCTTTCTGTACGACGACCATTAGTATCCGGCACTCTTACATCTTGTTCACTAAGGTTCACAATTACTGGTACCGGTTCACCATTAGGACCAATCTCTTGGTACTCATAATACGCACGATTGTTCGTGCTGTCAACAACTAATCTACCTTCACCGCGTGCGATGCGTTCGCGGGTTTCATTATCAGCGTTAGCGATCATTGCACGAACATATCTATCTTGTTCGGCGCTAAGCGCATTAATCTGTGCGACTTGGATGTCAGCTCCTGCTGCAATACTAGCTCTAATGATCTCAGCATTAGACTCGCTTCTAGCAGCAACGGCCTCACGGTCAACTAGATATTCTGCGCGCTCAAAGAGTTGCCCCATAGTAAGTGGATTAGATGTAGCGGAGATCCACTGTCCTTCGTTATTAAGTACTTCGATATGGAACCTATTACGGTCTTCGCCTGTTGGCGCAAGCCTAGTAGTATTAGCTGGTCGTCCGCTATAAAGACCGAGAAGGTCGGCTAGAGCTGTACGATGTCCTTGTGATGCAGCACGAAGCATTGTAAGTCGTTCTTGGTGTATGTATGCAGCTTGGCTCTGTAATGCCTGGGCAAAGAATTGTTCAGCTTCGGCGTTACGTCCATGGCTAGCTGCTACTTGTGCAAGCCGTAACTGATCTTGCACTACTGTTTCAAGCATACGCATTTCTGGCGTAGGCTGTAGAGCAGCGCTAGTATCCGGATCTCCACGATAGAATGCAGCGTCCGGCGGTTCAAGGCCACCTGGATTTACTTGAGTATTGGGGCCTCTATACGGTGCGGTATCTGGGGTGTCTACGGTTGTGTCTTCTACACCCGGCTCAATAGGAGGTGGGATCGTAGCTGTAGCACTCGGGGCATTCGGGTCAGTTGTTGCACCGAGAGGGCCCGGCCATACTAGACCTTCTGCATCTACATCATTTGGGCTACGTACACGTACAAGTCTGCCATTCTCGATATCAAGTCCGGCTTGTCTTAGGCGCGCACGTGCTTCTGCTCGCTGAGCCTCAGTAACTCCTGGTCGCTCACGACTAGCACGAAGCATAGGCGATACTGATTGAGCAACTGGGTTAGTACGTACTGCATGAGCATAAGCACTCCAGGCAGCACGTTGCGCTTCAGTCAGTTCGCTAATACGAACAGGCGCAGTTCTTACAGAAAGGTCTCTACTAGCTAAGGCTTGTTCGGCTAGCCCTTGTGGAGCCGGCGGAGCAGCCTCATTGGCCGCTGCATCTGGAGTCAAGTTAGCCGGCCCTGTCCCGCCAACTGCGTTCCTGCCCGGACCTGTTGGTGTTGCGTTAGGTACATCACGTCTGTTCATACCGGCGAAACGCTGGTCTGCGGTCTCGAAAAGGCCTGCTCTATTAGCATAGGCACTTTGGTTACTACGAGCACGATCAAGGTTATAGCGATTCTCTTCGTCTACACCACGGCGTAGTTCTCGATTGGCCCAACGACGTTGCGCACGCTCGTCGATCTCTCCGTAGTAATCGCCCCATCTACGTGCGTAGTCGACTGTATCGGGTAATTGTTCACCGAAATTAAACATAGCTTACCTCTTACCCGCGACCGAAGTTGAAGCCACTATAGAAGGCATCATCGTCATCTTGATTATTCTGTTGCGAAGACNNGCCAGCTGTGCTGCGGTTATTCTGTTGGCGTGCACGTGCCTGACCAAGAAGTAACTCTGTCTCTGCTTGCCATGGTCCATAGTTAGGACCGGTAAGAAGCCCGGCTCCTTGGGCACGAATGGATGCTTGGTTGCGTTCACCCTCACCCCAACCCTGACCCCAAGCAAGGGCTTTAGAACGAGCTGTATGCAATGAAGCGCTACGCTCGTAGGCCTTACGTTGGCCTTGGTCAAGAGATCCACCTTGTGTAGTCGCGATATTACGCATCGTCTGGCGGAACTGGTTAGCCTCCATACCTGCAACATCTGCCATGCGAATGCGCGCCATCCATGATGGATCATTACGATCTGCTTGAGCGAGCAACTGTTGCGCTGCTTGCATACGTTGTGCATATGCTGCCTGTTCTTGTGCGCTTAGGTCCGCTAATGCTTCACGTTGTTGCGCAACGAGGGCGTCAATCCGATCTTGACTATCGTTGTTCACGATAGCATTAATAAGTGCTGAACCAATACGGTTGATCCCGTCACCGCTGAAGATATTACTAATTTGACCCATAATACCTGTAGACTGCGCACCAGCTGCAGCGCCAGTAGTAGCTCCAATAGAACCACTTATAGTATTAAGTCCTACTGTTGTTCCAGCTGATACACCCGAGCCGACGGCACCTACAGTAGGAGCACCAATGGGGCCCTTCGTAAGTGCACCAATGCCGCCTACACGTGCTAGTCCGCCCATGCCACCTTGCAGAGCGCCTGCGCCTGCGGCACGCCAAACGTCACCGCCGCGTGCGCCACTTGCATAAGCGATACCGGCGTTAGCGATGGCACCTACAGCAGCCGAGCCGATTACGTTCGTGAGTCCTGCTCCGAAGATACCTGTCATAGCACCGGAGAGACTAGCACCAATAGCTGTACTACCTGCGATAGCACCCCATATGGCAGGGGCAGCGAATGGCATATCCACTGCTGCAATAACACCCAGGACCCTACCTACCCTACCGGCGGCCTCTGGCTGTTCGACTGGTTTGGTAGGTTCGAACACCCTACCTGATACAATAATACTAGAGGCGAAGCCTGACATGGACTGTTTCCCTTTTAAGTCCTAGTTTTTCAACAAAGTTTTCCATGCGATCTGGCACGTATGCGTCGATGGCTCGCGCCCCATTCATGATACACCAACCCTTGAAATAATCCCAATAGTCGTTGATGTGTTTACGTAAATTCTTACCTGCAACTGTTACGATATTCATAGTAGGAAGCGTCTCAGACGGAGCTGGAGCAAGCAACATAACTAACTCTACATTCTGATCATCCAGAACTACAAACATAAACATCTGTCCCGCCATTGCCGCCTGAAGGATCTTATCTGGCGGATATTCCTCTACAACAGGCGCACTCGCAAGGAGCGGTTCTACTTGCGGCCAATATGTCATAAGTTGTTGCTGTGTAGAAAGTAATAGCGGTTTAGTTTGTTGCATCCGGTGGTGTCCTTGCTTGTTCAACGAGTTTGTCAAAATGCTTCTTGCCATGATAGATCAAGGCATCTTCCGGAATAACATACTCTCTAGGGTGTAGTTTTGCAATATGTGTTTTATCGCCTGTCATACCACCGTCCGAGTATTCCGGGATAACACCGGACTGTTTAGGCTGTTGTGTTGGTGATGGCGCTTGGTTCTGCATCACATTACCGCCAGGATGTAGTGACTTACCGGCAACTATAAGAACATACAACAACCCTTGGTCCATTTGTTGTGGGATATCTTGTTCGGTACCAAGACCGTTCTTAATAGCGAACTCTCGAATTTGCGGGTATGACTGCGGACTAGCTAATGCAGTCTTAGCGAGCTGCACAGCCGTGTTAAGTTCGTCTGGTGTTAGCTCACCTGTCTGCATGGCAAGAGCAATAACATTCTGGATTTTCTGGACTTCTTCCGGATGCTGCTTTACGAACCGTTGGGCTTCTTGCTCGATCTGCGCGCTATCCATTGGTGCTGGAGATGCTGCGCCCAGAGCCGGACCGCCAGTGGGCATCATACCGGGTGGTTGAGCCTCGACTTTAAATCTGGCAGACGGTAGTGTTCTACCGGTGCCCGCACTTGGCGGTCGCATAATCTCACCTGGACGAACAGGTCTACCTTCCTCGTCAAGCATACCACCAGCTGCAAAACTAATGGGAGTTCTACCAAACATGTCGCCATTGTTATTGTTTGTATCGGGATACATGTACTGAGGCATAGTGTTAATAGCGTTATTGCCCCCAGCGTTAGAGAATATGCCTTGTTGTGTATTTCTAATCATGCCGCCGAAGGAGCCGCGAACTCCTACTGGTTGAGTAGGAGTTACACTAGGCATAAGTCCGCCAGCATTATTAGACCCGGCAAGGTCTGGATTGTTTCTACTGTCCTGCACAATACGGCCACCCACGGACCTTGCGATAAAGCTGTTCGGGTTTTGTTCCAAGTAGGCTTTACCCATAACAGACTCGAATAATGAAGGCATTCTAAGAACCTTTGACTTGATCTTTTAGTTGTTTAACTTCTGAGCGCAATGCATTGAAGTCTTCTAGTAGTGTACGGAAATCACTTACTAGTATAGCGTAGTCATCCCCAGAAGCTAGATTCACACCTGATACTGAGAATGCCTGTCCTTGAGCTCTAGTGGCACGAAGTTTAGGTGGGTTAACATTAACTGCTACACTATCTTTATATACTACATTATTATCTACAGTGGTTAGCGCATCCTGAACGGCCTGCAGAAACACTACTAGACCGAAGGGCAACCCCTCGATACTTAGTCCAGTTACACTAGGCACATTAAGTTTATTACCCATTACACTTCTTTCAGAGACAACGGAGTTTGTCCAAGGTGGATTGCTCTAATACGAGCATTACCTTCAATCGCAACCTCAAATGTATCAGATCTATATCCACGGGGCAAGCGAAAAATTTCATCGTTGTAAACTTGATTAGAGTAGACCTCTACACCATCTGCCCATAAGGTGAACGTTATTGTAGGTGTATCAGTATAATCTGCCTTGACCCGTGCTGCTCCTATATTGTTGTAGTCCTGCGTAAGCAGTACTTTAGACTTCCACTCTGCAGTCTGGTAGGGTTCGTCAGGATTATCCCACTGATAGATATCGCCACTGGTGCCCATGGCTAGATAGACTTTACCGTTAACTGCATCATTATAAGCAGCCGTGAATATATCATCGCACTTCACAAACGAACCGCCGTCTTCTCTTGAGTACATATACACAAAAGAGCCGGTCGAGTGCGATGCAAAATAACTATTGTCGTAGTATACTCCAACTAGTGTAGTAGGGTCATATGCTGCTACCCACTCATCTGCGTTATATACTGGAGCTGTAACTAGTTGTGCTCCGGCAGTTGGCGAGTATAGTGCTAGACCTTCATACGTAGGGTATAACACACCAAAGTTCATGGAGACAGCACCACGAGCAGAGATACATGGGTATAAAGTATCCACCTTCTGTAATGTCATAGTGGCGGGATCGGAACCCGTAAGGATATAAGGGTTCTTCTCAGTTAGGATAACCGCACCAATACCACTAAGCGCCCTAATAGCCACGATGTTAACATCGAGTACTTTAATATAAGCTTCTGGCCAAGCGTGGGGCTGGTCGGGTTCTGTAAGGTACAAGGAATTTCGGACAAATCCTGCCAGTATGTTATTCTGGATGACGGTAAGTCCTTCGAGGTCTTCAGGCGGAGCAATCCATTCGTCGGACACCAGATTATCTGTTAGCTTTTTAGAGTTGAAGTCATCAGTAAAATCAAAGTCGCCGCCGTCACCCCAGTAGCGAGCATCATCCTCGTCTGGGTTTTCGCTAACATCGTGATATAGGACACCAGTTGTATCAGCTGTACTAGCGATGGCTGTACCCGCAGAAACATAAGAGAACGTATATGCATCTGCAGTATCTGTTACAATACCGTCTGTTATATCTACCGAAGTATTAGTGCATCCAATAAGTTTAAACCTGTCGCCAACCAAAAGGTTGTGCGGTTCCTGCATCGTTACAGTGACAACATCGCCGACACGCTCTACAGTTGCGGTATTCTGCGGAAACCACAGTGTGCGTAGCAAGTAGAAGTCTGTCTCACTAAAGCCAGCAAGTGTACGATATAGCTTTACTCCGCGAATAAAGTTCTTGGCTGGAATTAACGGCGGATACGTAGGTAAGTTAGTAACAGTAACAACCTGCCCATCCTTTATGACTAAGTCATCTGAAGGATCGGAGCCTACGCTCTCTTCTCCCCACGGAGTGTACCATGTATACGTGTAAGTGCGAGCATATGTCTGACCACCAAGCTCAACAAACGTACCTGTAGCCGCGTATTCAGCCTGCTCAAATCCGGGAAGGAATACTTTAAAGTGCGTGTCGTCTACAACGATTACTTCTGAACCAGTAGTATTATATGCGCGTGTATCTATTTTCAAGTTACCGCTAGTGGCACCAGATTCTGTCTCTGTGTAGGTAAATGTGTTAGTAGCTGCAGCTGATACAGTATACGCACCGCTCGTGGCATTTCCAGACGTAATGGTAACAAACACCGTACCGCCATTAACGATACCGTGGTTGTTTAGAGTAACTGTTACGGTTGTGCCGCTACGCGAATACGTAGCTGCGTAATGTGTAAAGCCTTTAACAGTTACAACCATGCCGGTACGTAACCTGTGTGGGGTAGATGTTTCGAATGTTACAATACCACCTGAGTCACGTGCTACACTCGTGATACCGCGTGCAGTATAAGTAGCGGCGGTAGTAACTAGTTTGGTTTCTGGAAGCGGTAGACCAAGTTCATAGTAATCAGCAGGATACGGAGCTGAACCTGAGGTAGCTAGATCATAAGTGGTTACCTTAGGTACACCGTCGCCTGTATAATAAAATCGCTGCTCAGACACTACAGGTTCAAAAGCCGGTGTAGCTACATCTACTTCATTCTCCCACGACATCCACACTAAAGCGTTAGTGCTCGGATTGACAAGCGGATAAATGGTACGTGTAGTACCTGTACGACCGGAACTACCTACGATGACTGGTTCTGGATACGGAATTATATTTCCCGAGTCAAGTTTAGTATTACGCGCAATCTGAGCTAAACCGTCAGCCAGCAGTTCTGGTGCGATTTTAGGTGCGATACCTCTAAACTTGTCTAGCTTCAGTCCAGCCATTAATCTCTCTCACGCGTAACTTCTTCTAGACGTGCATTACACCTCCAGAAGGCCCGCTCCTGATCTATAGAAAATTCCGCTAGCTCCGAGAAGGTCAGTGTCAGTTCGCTCGGCCTCTCGACTACTAGGTCCCGACATGTCATATTTTGTGTCGGTAGAACTGGCCCCCGCGTCGCGCACGCTGTCAATGCCAGCAGCCCAAGGGATAGCGATGTCAGCTGGAACAGGCGTCTTAGCATTTACTGCCTCCTGAATATCTCGTTCGGCATCTTCGCCGGCACGAATGATTATAGTATCACGTCGGTCGATATCTTGTTGTACTTCAGCAGCATGTTGCCACTGTTCTCTAAGATCTCTCTCGTCCTCTAGAGCTTGTTTAGTCAATGTAAGGTCACCGTAGACCCACATAGCTGCACCAATAGCAGCCATAATGATGTAATGGCCGATAGGAAACCCCTTGATCCAACTAAGCATTAGGTAACTCCAGAGCCAGTAATAATGATGTTATTAGTGTCCACTACATAGCCTACAGCGAGCGTGTACGCTGCTAATGTTCTGTTACCTGTTGTAGCAGTGCCACCTAAGCGAAGTGTCATACTAGTACCTTGAGAAATGATACGTGACGAACTGCCAGCATAAAAGAGGAATGCCTGCCTAGCAGAATACACTCCGCCATTAAGAGTTACTCCGCCAGTCATATTAATAACACAATCAGCATCGGCCAGTGCTAGTGTGCCGGTAGTATTAGTCGATGCCTTCATTGTACCTTGTAGCGTGCTCAACCCAGTAACAGAGCCGCCTGTCACAGTAACAGAACTAGACGCCTGGGTAGCAATAGTACCTAGTCCGATATTGGTACGGATAGCTGAGTTGTTAGCAGAACCGAGCATGGTGTACACATCAGCACTAGTAGATACAGCTTGTGGTACCCCACTACCTGAAGACGAACGACCGATGAGTTGATACTGACTAAGGTTAGCCATCTTAGCAAGAGTAACAGCCGCATCATCTAGCGTCCATACTGTACCAGAGCTAGATACCGTAATGCTGCCCTTATCCCCATCGGTGACTAGAACGCCCGTTGCCCATGATGGATTAGCACCTACACCACCTGTCTGCAGTACTTGACCTGCTGTACCCGGAGCAAGTGCAGTCCATACTGTGCCATTGCGGTATAGAATGTTTCCTTGTGTAGAACCAAGCATGTCGAGAACATCGGTAGCGCCAAGTGCTGAAACCGCACCTGTGCCACTGGCTGTGCGACCTAAGACTGTATCAGTCGCTACGTCTGCTAGTTTAGCAAGCGTAACACTTCCAGCTGCAAGATTATCCTCGGCGAACTTATCTAGCAAACCCTGGTTAGTGGTGCGTAGTTCACACAATGCTCCAGCGGTAAATGCGCGCGCAGTCGTGCTCTCTTGGGCACGAACGATGGTCATACTATCACCGGATCGTGCTGTGACCTTAACAATCTCGTAGTCTCCATCCGTAGACTCGATTGTCATATAGAAATAATCGCCGGATCCAGCAGAAGGGAATAGAGTTCCGTCACCATATGCTACAGTGAGACCTACATCAACAGCGCTAATAGCTGTATCGAGAGTGCTGAATGCATTGTTTTTAAATTTAACGCCCATTATATCCTCTTATAGCCATGCAACAGCGCGAGCACTCATAGGTCCGCGAACATGGCCAATATTAGCACGACGTCGTTTCTCAAGGTACCCTTCACGAAACTTATTGCCGTAGTGTACGGCGTAGTCTGGGTTAGTCCACTCTTTGTTGGGCATAGAGAAAAGAGTTTCAAGTGCGCCCCATACGAACAAATCTTCTAGTTCGTTGAACGCTTGTTCATCCATCTCGTCTGCAGTACGCAATGGCTTAAGTGCAAGCCACATGCGGCATGTGTATGTCTCTTCACCGTCTGGCAATGGAAGCACGACATATCTCTGGGGCGACACCATTGTAACAGCTTCCGGCTTAGCAGCATCTGCTACTACAGAGTCAGGTAGTACGAAGTCAGATCCTTCGTTGAATACATCTTCGTTATACTCACTAGCACCGATATATCCGCCGGGAGTTTCACTCCAAAGTTCTTCTGCATCCTGCCCGCTGAGGAAATCTGCCCATTCCGGATAGCACGAGATCGCAACATCTAGATTAATAAGGTGTAGTGGGCGATCATTCATGCTAAAACCAAACATGTGTTCCACTTCAGAATCAGTCGGCACATCAAAAGCGTACTCGTACACTCCCGGCAACAGTTGACTAGTTGCAGGTACATACCGCCAAGCTAGCGTCTTTTCACACGCTAATCTAGCAGCCAGCCTAATATGCTCTAGTACTGTAGGACGTGGCACTCTTGGTACCAGTGCTTCTACGCGTCCGGCAATGCTAGAGAAGTTACGATTAGCCATAACTAGCCTCTACGTCTCTGTTCTTGTAATTTACCATCTTCATTGTCTACTACATCTCTCTGAGACATGTCAATGCCTAGAGCTTGCAGATAAGAGTCAAGGAACGCTTTAGCCCTCTGCGTCTCAACGTGTTCATTATCTACGACTTCTGCTAGATATACGGTACAATCTACGATAGCACCTTTATAGCTATCTGGCAAAGCAATCGTATCACTAAGTACATAATCACTAGGCACCTCAATGTATTCTACACTGAGTTGAGTGCCTGTGGCTGGAGCAGGATAAAGGAAATATCGACGGGGGTTACGTGGGTGGCGCATCCAATTCACTGGGGTTCCGGAAGCCTCGGTGGTCCAATCGGGTGCTGATCTATCCATCGTTTCCTTATCTACTTCACCAATAGCCCCGCCGCCAACAACACGATGTACCTCCATGATACGCGTAATGGTGGACGAAAGCTCTTGCTCGACTTGACCAGCTGTCGGTGTGATATTAGTATCGGTGATAAACAAATCCGGACGCACCATAGCTGTGCGATTAATAGCCTGATTAACAAACCCGAGCAGATCTGCATCGGAGAAACGTTCCGGCATCAATGAGTTGTCATCGCTAATAAGTACACGTACTTGGTCAATGATTTGTTGCGGAGTCATTAGATGTTCCCAACAAGTCCTACAACTTCAGTCGTAGTCATCTTTTTATATGGCTTAGCATTACGCGTCGTAAACGGCTTAGATGCCTCAGCCACGAGTTCAGGCGCTACCTGTGGTGCTGGTGTAACCGCGCTTGCTGGGACAGATACATCGACAGCGATTGCACGCTTACTGAGATCCACAGGGGCAAAGCGCTCAGGATAAGCTTCTTGTTCGGTGACTTCAATAACATCTGGGTGAGCCGCGAGGCGTTCATTCCACTCGAAAATCATACCGTTATTTTTACTACGAAGATAGCGCATGGTTAATGTCCTCTAAAGAAAGCTACTACACCCATTATGATGGTGGCACCGATAGCAGTTAATACCATAACTAAACCTTGGTTCCAAGCTTTATTTTCTAGGTTTTCGCTACGCAGTCTTGTAGATCTAAGATAGTGCATGTCTTGCTGGTATGCCAGCATACCATCAGGGCTAGACGTATCTATACCCATGCTTAGTAGCATTTCTCGTACCGTTTCTTGGACGGTCTCTTTTATGATGTGTTTCATGTTTGTAGCCATGTGTGTACCTACGGTGCTGCTGCATCTGTAGCGTTAAGTGTGTATGTAGCAGAGTCTTGGACTGAATTATCTCCTGTCCATCTTACCTCTAACAAGATATCACTACTAAGTGCCCCGGACGAAGACTGCAGTGTCCATGATTTCGTTGTTGCTAGTGACAACCATGAGCCTAATGTGCCGTCCGGTGTATCACCACTAGATAGTGTGGCGCGCACTTCGTAGTCGCTCATGTTCGTTTGTGGTGTAATCCAGTCTCCTACGACTATAGGTGAGCCATTATAGTATATCGATAAGCTCCCGTTTCCGTTAAGCGAGACACCAGCGGTCATGCTGCTATAGGCATCAGACGTGTCATCGTCTATGCTTATAATATTGGGAGAATATGATGCGCCTGACAGAGCAGCTACAATTAACTGAAACATCTACAGCACTCTATACATAAACGTGAAGTACCACGATTGGTTTCCAATATCGATTGGATATATCGATATCTCAACCGCGTCATTCGTAGCATCTGCTAAGATCGCGCCATAGTTATTGGGAGCTCCAGCATAACTTACTGTAGTGCCTGCTGCATGACTGCTGTCGCTGAAATTAGAAGCTACCGGTAGTGTCATACGTAGTCTAGTCCAAGTCGCAGCACCTGCAGTAGGGTCAAGGTCAACCTTACCGGCTACGTGAACCACATCACCGATTTGAGTGTAAAAACATGAGTATGCAGTCGAGGCTGCTACGTTAGCAACACCCGTTAGTGTGGGGGTGTATGTGCCGTTAGCGAACCCTAAATTAGTGCGTGCCCCTGCAGCAGTGGATGACCCAGTGCCGCCGTCTGTAACAGGTATATCTGTGCCGCCTGCTCTATAGATAACGTTACCTTCAACACTTATATTTCCGGCGCTATCACGAGCAATCGTTGTGTCACTAGCATGACCAAGTTCTAGTGTGCTTAGTGTAGTAATCTTACCGGTCGAAGCAACCTCGAACAGAGTCGATGATCCTGTACTATTAAACAATCTAGCAAATGCACCTGCACCGGCGGCGAACATTGTAAACCCGGATTGGTTCACAGTTACATGTTCATCAATAAGGAATGCATAGTCCACTTGGTCTGTAGTATTAGTATGTGTCAGCCATAAACCATAATCGATTTTCTTGTTGGTTGAGTCGATACTAAATTGGTGTGCAGTGGATAAGGACGTTGAGGATCCTGGTGTCACAGCTGATACAGCGCCCACAATAGGACCTGTGCTGCTATTATTAGCAGATACGCGTGAATACCAAGTCTTTACAGTGCCGGGGCCTTTGTTAGTAATAGACACCAATCCGGCATACAAATTAGACGTAGAGTGTGAACCTGATTCGCTTTCGAGGTTCAGCGTAGTATATGAAGCTATACCGGCGCTGCCGATATTAAATGTATTATCCGCGCGGAAAAAATCCAGATGTTTAGATGCGGCCACAGTAAGACTAGCCGACCCAAAGCTAAACATTGAAGCTTCTACACCGAGGAATGTATCATACACTGCGTATGTAGGGTCGACATTAAGTCTGCCATTAAGTGTGTTACCGGTAGCATGGGTAAACACATTAGCACCTGCTAATGTGGCAAATGCTGAAGCGTGGCTACCATCTAGTAAATCTGCGTCCAGTCCGGAACCGGTGCCGTCTACTGTGAGTAGTTTGGACAACACATCTGCGGCTGTGTAGCTAGCTGATAATAGCTTAGCAAATTGATCTTCGAGATTCTGGACAGTAAGCCGCAGCTCTACACGCGCGCCAATATTAAAAGGAACAGCAATAGTGTTCTCTTGCCCTCGAACGGCAATGAAGCTACCAGAGTTAATCTGGGTAACCTTCACAATTTCGATTGTGCCTGTAGTACTCTCAAGAGTACAGTAAAAATAATCACCGACACCTAGGGTTGGGAAGTCGCTAACGTCATCCACATAAATTGTAGTGTCGGTGCTGCTGATGTTGGCAGCTAGTGTGGTATGCGCGTTATTTGTGAGGGTAACACCCATCATAGAATCCTTTAGTAATGGGGAGCCGAAGCTCCCCATTATAGTTAGACAGTAGCCGAGAACGGAGTTGCTTCCGTGCCGGAGGCTTGCGAATAGCCCCGAACAAAGAAGTGACCCGAAACGGCATCAACAATCTCAAAGTACTCGCCCTGAGCCGCGAGGCCGGTAGTAGTACGATTGAGCGTGATCGTGTCGTCGTTGTCTGCTGCCCACCAAATATTCGGTGCAGTAGCAGTGTCAGAGTCTTGGACAACAT